CAAGTGGTTCTGCTGTTCCTGAAGGAATAACAGGTGGTACATCTATTGATGCTTATTTTACCGCATTGGCAGTACCTGAAACAGTATTAACAGTTAATGATAGATTAGCTATTAGAGTTTATGTAAATGCTTCAAGTAAAACAATTACACTACACACACAGAATGGACACCTTTGTGAGGTAATAACAACCTTTACTGCTGGATTAACTGCTTTAAATGGATTACAAGCACAAGTTCAAAATTTTGCAACAGGAACAACAGGAACAGATTTTGCTATTAATTCAAGTGGAAGTACACATACATTTAATTTACCTGATGCAAGTGCAACTGCAAGAGGAGCAATTACAACAGCAAGTCAAACTATTGCTGGGGCAAAAACATTTACAGGAACGATAGGTGCAAGTAATTTAAGTGGAACTAACACAGGTGATAATGCTACAAATACTCAATATAGTGGATTAGCAACATCAAAACAAGATGTAATAACATTAACTACAACAGGTACAAGTGGAGCATCTACTTTAGTTGGAGCTACATTAAATATTCCACAATATAGTGGAGCAACTAATTTAGGATATACTCCTTCACCTACAGATGGAACAGTAACAAGTAGTACAGGAACTTCAGCAACTTTACCTTTAGCTGATGCTACAAATGCTGGACTTTTAAAACCTGCTAAATTTACAGTATTAGAAAACACAAGTGGAACAAATACAGGCGACCAAGACTTAAGTAATTTAGTTGTTAAAAATGCTGCTATAACTGCTGCAACAAACACTAAAATAACTTATGATGCAAAAGGATTAGTAACTGCAGGAACTTCATTAATAGCAACAGATATTCCAACTATTACACAAGCACAAGTTACAAATTTAACAACTGATTTAGCAGCAAAAGCACCATTAGCATCTCCTACTTTTACAGGAACACCATCATTACCAACAGGAACAACAGGGGTAACACAAACTGCTGGAGATAATACTACTAAATTAGCAACTACTGCTTTTGTAACTTCTGCTTTAAGTTCTGGAGGTGTAACAGTAAGTGCGCAAGATACATTTGGGACTAATAAAATAGCAACTGTAACTGCTGCTCAATATGCTGGTTTTGTAACTGCTGGAACTATTAGTGCTACAACTTTATATTTTATAACTGCATAGATTATGGCAATAGAAATTGGAAGTGTAAATGCAGACACAAGTGTAAAATTAGGAACTAATATTATTCAAAGTGGTTATATAGGTTTTAATAATTTTTATGGCACAGAGTTTAAAATTTTAGATTTATTCCCTTCTGCACATCACGCTTTTTCTTTACGTAAATTAAGAGCTGCATATACAGGATTTTGTTTAAGAGTTAGAAGAACAACATTAACTCCAAGTGCAACTACAACGACAGTAGATGTCTCTTTTAATTCATTAAATACAATAGGTTTAGACAGTGCTATTACTTACGTTTCAGGAAGTGCAACAACTGCGACTAATTTAGGACAATTTTGTGCTTCAATTCTTAATGGATATTCAAATCCTGATTTAGTAAATATAAATCAAGACATATTTATATCAACTTGGTTTGACCAAAGTGGTAATGGTAAAAATGTAACAAGTACTACAACAACTCAACAACCAAGAATAGTGTTTGGAGGAAATTTAGAAACAAAAAATGGTAAGGCTGCAATTAGATTTATAAATGCTTCAAATACAAGATTAATTTTGACTGACACATCAATGAATATTAATAATTTATCACAATATATTGTAACATCTTTAATAACAACAACTTTAAATTCGCAGCCTTCTACATTTAGGTCAAGTAGTAATCCCTGGTGGTTACCTGTATCTAATACAACGAATACATATATAAATTATAATACAGTTGCTCCAACCTCAACAGGATTTTTATCTCAAGCTAATGATACTATAAATAGACTTTACAGTATGGTAGCTGGAGCTACAACAGTTACTGCATATAAAAATACAACAATTATAGGAACAAAAGCTTCTATTTCATTTGCGTCACAATATATTGCATTAGGTTGGAGTGGAAGTACAAGTGTTCCAAATGCATTAGATGGTTATATTCAAGAATCTATAACTTGGCAAAATCAATTATATGTATCGCCAATTCAATCAAATATAATTACTTATTATGGTTTATAAATATAACACATTAGAAGAAGCACAATCAGCTTTAGATACTGTAAACGCTTATTTTGGATTACCTTGTGGCGATGACTGTTTAACTTGGACAGATATACAATTAGGTGATGGATATTGGTTTTTACAAGCCGATAGATTAGAAGAAGCATTAGGATATGAATAATTTAGACAAAATATTAAATAAGATTATTTCACGCAAATTAATGGTGTTTGTGATAGCTTGTTGTGGATTGTTCGCTGGAGATTTAACTTCTCAAGATTGGGTAATAATAGCAACTGCTTATGTAAGCATTCAAGGATTTACGGATATAGTTGCAAAATTAAAAAGTTAGAATGGAATTTCAAGACAAAGAAAGATTAGACCGAATGGAACAACACCTTCGCCTTATAAAAGAAGATTTACAATATATTTCTTCAGCTCTTATTGGTTCAAAAGTAAATGGTAATAAGGGAGTTATTTCTGATATTGATGCCATTAAACACGATATAGAAGCACTAAAAGAAAAATTAGAATTTATTGAATTGGATATGGCTAAGAAATCTGTTTATATAGGTCAATTAAAATTTGTCGCAGGTTTATTAACTGCTGGATTAGTAGGAACAATTATAAAACTTTTATCAAAATGAAATTAGACAATAAAGGTTATATGTTAATTTGTGAGTTTGAAGGATTTAGTTCTAAACCTTATTTATGTCCTGCTAAATTAGCTACAATTGGTTATGGTAATACATTTTACAAAGATGGTAAAAAAGTTACAATGATAGATAAGGAAATAACTAAATCTGAAGCATTTGATATGTTTAAAGACATTGCTGATAATTTTGCTAAAAGAGTTTCTAAATGTGTTACACAACCTTTAACACAAAATCAATTTAATTCTTTAGTTTCATTTGCTTATAATGTTGGAGTAGCTAATTTTATGAATAGTACACTTTTAAAAAGAGTAAATTCAAATCATAATGATCCTGATATAAGAACACAGTTTTTAAGATGGGATAAAGTAGGAACTAAAAAATTAGCAGGTTTAACTAAAAGGAGAATATATGAAGCAGACAATTATTTCAAAGAATAAAGGAGTTTTATCCTTTTGGTTAGCAGTTATATTGTCTGCTATTGTAATTACAATGTTATCATCTTGTGGTACTCGTAAGGTAGTTATAGATGAGGTTAAGAAGGATTCTTTGTCCCAAATTTACACTAAAATAGTGACGAAAGAGGATATAAAAATAGAAACTAAAAACGACATTACAACTGATGAGTTTATAATAACTCCATTAGATACTTGCAAGGATATTGTTATTGATGGTAAAAAGTACAGAAACGTTACTATTAACTATAAAAAGACAAAAGACAACACTATACAAGTCCAAAATATAAAGGTGGCTAAAAACGAGTTAAAAGTACAAGACACAAAAGTCACTCAAAACAGAAAAGTTAAAGATATAGAGAGAACTTCTAATCCATTTCTTTGGTTATTAATTCCAATTGCTTTATATTTAATTTATAAATATTTGTGTTTTATATACCCCCCCCTAAAAAACATACTTTAAAAATAGGGGTATACCCTTTTTACTAAATTTTTTGAAAAAAAGATTAAATATATATAGTATATAGTAATAGTAAGAAAAATCCTATTGTTGATAAATATGTTATTTTGTATTTGGATTTACTATACATTTGGCTTATGATAGAAGAACAATTATTCAAGATATTAAAGGACCAACTATTCCCTGATTTATTAAAAGCGAAAAATCAAATGTCCAGGTGGGATTGTTATTCTCCATCTAAAAAATACCGGATTGAATTAAAGTGCCGGAAGGTTCACTATCCTTCTTTATTACTTGAAAAGAAAAAATTTGATGCTATGATCCTGGAATCTGCAAAGCACAATGATATTCCGCTTTATATTAATTCAACTCCAAAAGGTATATTTATATTTAATCTTCTTAAAATAAATCCTATTTGGGAATTTAACTCAAAAAATCCTGCT